GTATGAGCAGTTATTCGTTCTTGAATTGTAGGTACTCCTAATTCTTTAAAAGAAGTATCTATAGTTTTTAAATAAGCTCTTTTATTAAAAACTTCTTTATTTAAATTTATTTCTTCAGCCATTATAGAGTATTAACTACTTTAAAATAATAATTATCATCTAATACTAATGTAGAACCATTAATATGGGTTTTAACACATATTGCATAATATCTTTCAGGTTCTAACCCATTCATGTAAATATCAAAATAATTTCCTTCACTATCTGAACTTAATTGAGTAAATTTAGTATCGTAATCTACAACATATTCATTAGTCTCCAAATCTTTTATAGCATAATATGATGCTGTTGGTAAATAATTTGTTCCTGTAAATTGAGATCCTGTTGCAAATACTCTAATTGGATATTTAGCTGCCACATTAAACCTAAATCTATTTACACTTTGGGGAGTAAAATAACCTGGATTTTCAGCTAATGAAGATACTAAATTAGTAGTTTCTACTATACTAGCTGTGGCAGACCCAGTTAATACACTTTGATAATCTCTCCATTTAAATTCTAATTGTGGTGGGTATATAGTATTAGTATCAACACTATAAAATTGCATTACAGGTTGAATTTGGGTATTAGAGTTAAATTCTGCTAAATTTTCCCATTTTGTAATAAAACCATAATTGGGCAATGAAGCAGATACATCAACATTTAAAGAACTACTATACCATAAAGAACATATAGTTTTAACACTAATATTTAAATCTTTTTCACTACGAGTATCAAATGATTGGGTTATTTCATATTTAGTGCCATCAGATCCACTGTAAAACCAAGCACCCCCACCACCTGAGATATATTGAGGGTTAAATGAACTTGTAACAAAATGGTTTGTATTGTCAGTACCACTAGAAGACCAAGCTATTCCAGAATCTTTAAATGCAGGTGAAAGCCAACTACAACCATCTGATACCTGGGGTACATCTAGATACATTCCTGTACCATTTAACCAATACTGTGCTAAAGGATGAACAAAAACTTCTATGGATTCTATTATACCCTGAGCCGTTGCTATATATTGTCTAAAATTAACATCCCATTCGGATCCTGAAATTTTATTATTTATAATATCTACTATTTCATCTTGAACAAATTCTGTTAGTATTCTAGCTGCTTGTGGGTTAGAATCTACTGCTATGTTTAAATTAGATATTTGATTAACGGGGTCTATACCCGTATTCATATTAGGATAAAATGAATATAATGTAGCGTCTTTATGTGGGAATATTTTATATACTGCCATTTTAATTAAATTTAATTTCCACCCCCTATATCTTTAGGTATTTTAGGTAAAATATTATCTACTGTTGGTGTAGTAGGTACTGTTGGTTGTAGAGGTGGTGGTGGTACATTATTTTCAACTCCATCTAAACTATTTAAATAAGTATTTTTAGAGGAATATTGTTGAAGAAAATTATTTACAATTTTTCCTTTTTTATTTTTTAAAGGTCCGCCAACAGATTCCCCAAATTTATTTCCAGATCTATTATTAGTATAACTTCCATTTGGAATATTATAAGCATTAGTTGTATTAGGTCCTCCTGTAGGTCCTGGGTTTTCTATATCTAAACTTGTTTTTTCAAAAATACTATTATTTTGGACTTCATCTCCATTTATACCAAAATTACTATTAGGGCTAGCAGCTTCTTGAAATTTATCTAAATAAGTATTTTCTGGGGTATACAAATGTTGATGTTGGTATCTAGAAGCATTTATAGGACCTCCAAATGGGTTTGGATTAGTTAGATCTAAATTAGTTTTATCTCCTGATCTAAAAAAAGATTCTTGACCTACATTTGTAGCAAATGGACTAATTCCACTATTATAATTAGTTATAGTAGGATCCTTAGTACTACCTCCTGGTTTGTTTTGTATGGGTTCTTTTCCTTGTGCCATAGTTTATATTTTTATAAAGGTACTACTCTTCCTTTTATATCATCATTTGGGTATTTTATTTCAAAAATACTAGGGTCTAAACTTGGGTATATAACTCCATTTAAAGTAGCTGCTTCTAAATCATACCCAAATTCAGAATAACCATTTGAAATTCCTGCTTTATTTGAAAATTTAATATCTTTTACAGTTTGAACTCCTTCTACTTTATCTAATTTAACAAATAAATCTTGTATTAAAATAGGTTCATTTATTTGCCAATCATCTCTATTAAAGCATTTTTTTAGTACCTCTATACAAGATAATATTACTTGACTATTTATAAAATTAGGTAATACTACAATTTCGAAATCCATTGCTATATTAATAATATAAGCATTTTTTATTTCTATACTATCTCCTATCATTTTATATTGTGATAGATATGTTCTTAAATTTTTCTTTAAAGTTTCTGTTGGTGATGTAAATTGACTGTTGGAATTTTGAGATAAAACATACATACATAAAGTTTCAACTGTGGAAGTTTGATTATCTAATGTAGGTTTTTCCATATATAATTTAGCAATAGTTCCAAAATCAGAAGGCATACTCATAGCCCTAACTTTGTAATCATCTAATGTAACTGTTCTTTGTTGAGCTGATATAGCAGAAACAGTATTTTGTCTAATTTGTTCATCTGTATCCCCTGCGGCTCCACCATCTGCGGCATTAGGGTTATTAGTAGCTATTGAAGAAAATATGTAAGTAGCTGTTACATCATTTAGATTAGAATTTAAAAAATTAATATTATCCCCACTTATCTCTGTTAATTCCCCAGATTTAACGTTGGATGTAACTCCACCACCAGTTAAATACCTTACAGTTAAGGTTGTATTAGAAGGTGCTATACCATAAGTATTTGTAAATAAAAAATTTGTAGGTGAATAAGCTGTGGTGAGTTTATCTTGTTCAAATGGTAAACCTATACCTACATTATTTGGATTAGGTGTTATTAATTCATCTGTATCATTTGGATTACCCGCTCCAAATTGAATTTGTAAATTTGTAGCTGAGGTAAATCTTGTAGCAAAACGTCTTTGAACTTTTTTTAATTGAAGTAAATAAGGTACTTCACCTGCATCTGCTACGTTATTAGGATCATTTGGGTTGGTATTTTTTATACTATCAAATACCATTTCTTGACCTAAATAGTCAACTTCGGACCATGTATTACCATCTGAATCAGTAATATCTAATATTTTAATAGTATTATCTCCTTCTATATTAATTGTAGAAAATTGCTCAGGAGCTCCAAATGAAAAAGTTTGGGTAGATACAGTTGCAGATATTGCTTTTCTAGTTTTTTTAAGTAAAAAATATTGTGGAGTATCTCCCGAAACTTGATAAACTGAAATTTCTGTGGGATCTAAAGAACTAGAGACTGAAAAATCACATTTATCTTGAATTAAAAAACTTATATCATTATTAGATAAAGTAGAAACAGAAGTATTAGCTCCAACAGTTAAAGCATAATCAAAATCAGGAACAACATTAGCCCCAATAGTTTTCTTTGGTACTTGTTGAAATAACTCTATTTCTACTTGTGCTGTAGTTGTTGCCTTGGGTTTATAACCAAACATATAAGCTAACTCATATAAATTATTAGTTTGTCTAGCAAATTGAGTAAATGTTTCTTGTAATTGATTATCTAAGTAAAATGACATAACATCACCTACATAAGCTGCTTGCTCCATAAACATCATACCTGGTGATGAGGGAGAAAAATCATTGTAAGTATTAGGAAAATATGTTTGAGAAAATTCTATTAATTTAGCTCTTATATCTGTGAAATCTCTATCTAAATACTTTATATCTCTTTTTATTATATTAGCCATTATATAAATTCTATTTCTAAGTTATCAGTAACTCCTCTATTGATAATATTATAAGTAAGGTTTAATCTAACAGTATTATTATCTTCTTCTTTTAATATTTCAAGATTTATTACATTAATACTAGTAAAATTTTCATTTACTTTAAGTTGAATCTGTTCTTTTAAAAAATCTAAGTTATTATCAGTTATTTGTTGGAATAAAAAACTTCGTAATCCTCCTCCAAATGTAGGATTTAAAGGTCTATCCCCAGGATTAGTTAAAAAAAAATTAATTAAATTATTTTTTACAGCATCAGAAGTTGTAAAATTAGATTTAAAAACACCTCTAGCAGAAAAAGGCAAATCTATTCCTACAGCAGCACTTTTATTAAAGTCAATAGGTGATATTTGTTTTGCTCCAAATGCCATTATTTAGTCATTAATCCCATTATTTGATCCATATTAACTTCTCCCGCAGGTAAACCCCCATTTACTGAGGTTGTATCTATATTACCCATAGGGTTAAATGGTTTATTACCAAATCCTTGAGCATGTGAACTATTCATATTTAACCCTGTTTCACCTATAATGTCCATATATGCTTGTCTTTGTTCTTTTAAAGATTTTTTAGGTGTTTGTGTAACAGGTGCAGGTGTAGTTGATGTAATACTTTCTTGTATTGGTTGTGAAACTACAGCTTTAGGTGCTTTAACTGCTTCTAGTAAAACTTCCTTTAGCTCTTCTTGTATAGCCTCTCTAACGGCTTCTTTTATTATTTTTTTAAGTGCTTCAGTTTTCATGATTGTGTTTGTTATAAATATTAAATTAATTAAGGGTTTATTACAGTTTCATTAGAAGCTCCTGCTTTTAAATTATTCATGTTAATAAAAAATACTAGTTCATCTATTAGAATTTGATCATTAGATGAAAATGAAGGTTCTCCTCTTAACATTATGACCCCATCAGCATTTCTTGCTATAGCTTGTCTTCTTTTTAATTGATTGTTAGTTCCACTTTCTACTTCTATAACACTCATATCAAACCCATTAGCATTAGTAACTAAAGGTGAACCTTGATTAGATTGTTCTTGTGTAGAAGCTAGCAAGTCAGAAGATAGTTGTTCTTGAGCTGCTAAACCACCAGAATATTCCCAAATTCCATCTCCATCATTATAAGGGCTTTCAGGTGTAGGAGGAATACCATCAGGTTGTCCTTGTGTATCTACCCCTCCTATTAAAGTCCAATCTCCCCCTTGGTCATTATAACATTTTTGTATTAATTGATCCAATAATCCCATTAAATCTAAAACTAATTTTAATTTTTTTAATAATATTGTTAAGATTAATAAAATAGAGGAGGAAACAATTTTCATTAAAGATAAAGTATCGGCAATTACTTCTAATACTGTTTTTTGATCAACTCTAGTTCCTTTAGGAACTGGTAATTTTGTTGTAATAGGGCCAGCAAGTGGAGGAGCAAATGGAATAGAAGGAAGAGCTAAAACTAGAGCACTTATGGTACTTGCTACTATACTAGCTACACTTAATATTTTATCTGCCGTTGATACTGCAACTTTAATATTTTCTAACCCTTTATATAAATTATTTAATTGTTTAGTTGCTTTATTTTTTTGCTCTATTAAATTATTTAAAGCATCTAGATTAGGGGGACATACAATATTTAATTCATCTAATCCTTTTCCTAATGCTGCTTTAGGATCTCCAATACCAAAATTATCTTTAATTAATTTTAAAATAAAGGGTATTAAAGTAAG